TGCGGGCATTGTGCCTTTGATAGCATATCGCGGCAGTTGTTAATGCGTCTTATTCTTAAAGGTGTATCCATCCGTACTCATCATCCGGGTCTAGTGGTGGCATCATTTACCTACTTCCGGTAAAGTTTCACCTGACCATTTAATTTTTGATTCACGACCACCCTCTATGTTTAGTCGTGTGTCTTTTATTGGTAACATGACATAACCATTGTGTGCTGTTACTTTCATGCCCATATGTGTAAATTCTTCTTCACACATTGGACAATCTATTTCACTAGACTTGTCAAATACACCAGCAATTACCGGCATTATACGAATATACCCATTGCCATTACAGCGTGGGCATATCGTTTTAACTAGCTTTTCGCTTTCCATTCTTTTTAGTTTCTTTCTCTAACATAAAGCTTATTGCTTTTTGTATTGATACAGGCACTTCAAAACGAGTGGCTGCAAATTTTGTAAGTTTACTATGAATGTCTTTAGACACTGATACTGACTTAAATTTTTCTGTATTTGGCATATTCTTCCTTCTGTTTATATTATACTATGGGATAATATAGTCATTTTATTTCATTTGACAAGTATTTAATTTAATATATTATAATATCAATCTTTCCCTTATCATATGCCGCCTCTTTTATTCCTTTTTAGAGGCGGCAAACTAAATTATAGAACCCCAGTTATCACCTTCTTCAAAATCAACTTTATTAGGCACCTCTAGTTGTACGGCGTCTTCCATAATTTTGATGATTTTTTCAACTTGCTCCCTAGAATGTACCGATATATCTAACTCATCATGTATTTGTATATGAGGTATTTCTCCAGCTTCATAAAGAGCCAACATAGCCTTCTTGGTCATGTCTGCAGCGCTACCCTGGATTAATTTATTTAATGCTTTGTATGTAAACGCACGTTTAATCCCCGGTCCGTGTTCCCTGAGCGCATCATCCAGGGGTAATGGTTTATTAACCCCAAACGTTCTTGATTCCCATAAATCAAAATGACACAACCGACCACCAATCGTGCGGATCCTACCACTGTCCTCAGCCTGTCTAGTCACGGCTTCTGATAACATTTTTACAAAAGGTGCTTTGTGGTGATACGTTCTAATTAAATCTTCTGCTGCATCTTTTAATAATCCTAACTCCGCCATCAGTTTATTTTTACCCATGCCATACATCAAACCTAAGTTAATTGTTTTTGCTTGCTTCCGTTCAATGCCGGCCATGTCTGCAATCATTTGATGGAAGTCAGCCTCACCATTATTGTATTGATCGACAATCATAGATGATCCTTCTAATTTTAAAAGTGATGAGTAATGCACCACGATCCGCGGTTCTTGTTGCGAGTAATCAAAACAACCCCAAGTACAATTTTCTTCAGGTAAAAATAATGACCGTATCGCCGGACCAATAACTTTGTGCCGTGCTGGTATTTGCTGGAGGTTGGGGTTACTGTAACTAAAACGACCGGTTACAGTACCCCCGTCGTCCGACCGGATCTGATTAATGTCCGAATGAATCCGGCCATTGTGTTCGTGTTTTAAAATTGTATCAATAAATGTTGAGCTAGCTTTATTCATTTCTCTTGCGTCATTAATTAATTTTGGTAATTCAGCAGGATGTGTTGCTAAAAAGTTTTTAGTAAAACTCGGTGCACCTTTGTCAGTTCTATCGTAAGGTATTTTTAATTTGTCAAATGCTTTTGCTATACTTGTGGCTGCATATATCTCTATGGGAAAACCTGATAACTTTTCTATTTTTTCGTGAATAATTTTTTCCTGTTTATTTAAATCTTTTTTCAATACTTCTGCCCTATCGATATCAACTCGCACACCTTTGAACTTCATATCAACTAAACATGGAAACAAACTTGTTTCTAAATTAAATATGTCCCACAAATCTTGTTGGGTAATCTCATGTTTCATTGCCTGCCACAGTTTTAATGTGACCTCGGCGTCGCGTTCAGCATACTCACCCACCAACGGTGCCGGTAGTCGCCACATATCAGCTTTAGGATTTACACCCCAAGATTTAGCTGCTTCGGCTAGAGTTTTTTCATTCTTGCCCATGCCAATATATTCTTTAGAAATAGAATCAAGAGTAAAACTAAACCTATTTTCGTTTACTAAACTTGCTGCAATCATGGTGTCAATAATGCCACCACGGATATAAAAACCCAGTGCTCTAATCCAGGACACATCATACATTGCGTTGTGAAATATCTTAGTAGCATCGGTATGTAAAACTTCTTCAAACCAATCTAACACTAAGCCACGGTCCATGTTCCCCCCAGCTTCATGCGCTATTGGGAAGTAACCGGACCAACCTTCAACGGCAATTGCAATACCAACTATTTCACCATCACCACGTATAGCGCCCGAGCCCATAGTCATTAGATTCGGATCTCTAGTTTCTAAGTCAATGGCAATCTCCGAGTATTCTTTTAAGTCGGGTAAATTTAACGGCGGCACCCATTCCGTTTCCGGACTAAACATAGGTACCTGTAAAGGTTTAATCATATTGTGCTTTAAGTTTATTTAAGAACCAAATTGCTTTGTCTAGATCTTCGACAGGTTTACCTTTGTGTTCGTGCCGCCAAATATATTTAACCGCACTGCCTTGAAGATAATATTTAAAACCGTCGCCTTGCATGCTAGCAATAGCATCAATACATTGTATTTGTCCTTGGTTGTAATGTGATGGATAATCAACTGCATCAAATTCTTTGGTGGGTAAAACCATTTTATCAGCAATCTCTTTCATACGATTTAGTTTAACAGTGTCATTAACCACACCTTCGTCTACTAGAGGTAACTTTTTAAAATAACCTTTCTCATCGAAACCTGGTATGCCGAATTTATTTTTCATAATATATATGCCCTTTCGTAATTTTTTGGTTCTAAAATATGTAATGCTTTCTTCGCTCTTGTTACTGCTACATAAAACAATCTATGCAATTCGTCTGGGTCAATATCGTTAGCATCGACGGCAGACTTAGTAATATCAGGTAATAATAAAACATTGTCAGCTTCTCCTCCTTTAGCGCCATGTATTGTTGACATAGTAATTCTTGGCGCTTTTATTATATTTTCACCACGAGCCAACATATTTCTAATATAGTTTTCTATGTTAGAACCAAGACCTTCAAACGAATTGTGCCAAACCTCTTTAGTTTGTAATCCGTGGTTCGCGATACACTCTTCTATATCATAATATAAATCAACATCAAATGTTTTAGCGGTGCGATAACCACGTGTTACATTATCACCTAGATAAGAGTAAATATTTTTTATTTGTATTACACTTAATTTTTCACCCTTGAGCCATTGACCCCAGTTACGAATAGCTGTAAGTAAATTTAACGACACTGAATACTTGCCGCGGTGTGAATAATACCAACCTTGCAACTCACATAATTCTTTTACATCGTCAAGAAAATAATTTGCTGTTGCCAATACCAACCATTCACCTTGTGACATATCTATTTGTGTGATGTCAGCATAGCGATTTAATTTACCTGTTTCTGGTCTTGGTTTATATTTTTTATCATATCTGTTTTGTACTCGGTCAATAATACTTTGCGAAAGTTCGTGTATAGGTCCACCAGGAATACGATATGATTGATCTAAAACTTTAATGTCGTCAACATCGTCACGGAGGGCAATGAAATGATCAACATCGGCGCCGGCCCATTTAAAGATTGCTTGATCGTCATCTCCAGCAATGTAAGATTTATCAGACTTGGCCCACATACCTCTAACCATTTTCCATTGCAATGGACTAAGATCTTGTGCCTCGTCGATAAACAAGACGTCAAAGCTTGGGCTGACATCTTGTGTAACAAAGTTCTCCAACATATCGTCATAATCTATCATACCTTTCTCTTTTTTAAAACGATTAAGTTCTTGATTTAATAGAAATAAAGTGTCTCTTTCAATATCTAAATTGTGTATATTGTCATCATAGACATCCATCAAATCTCGTTCCGTTACTCGTGCTTTATTAATTAATCGTAGATATTCATTGTCAGAATTAAAAACTCCGTCGCTTTCAGAATGGAAAGACATCTTAATAGGTATACCAACTTTCAAACCAAACTCTCGGTAGTCTTCTTTTTTCATTACACGTTCTTTGTTAATACCTAACATTCTAAATGCTAATGAATGCAATGTTCTAAAATAAATTAAATCTTGCTTCTCATCTAAATTAAATTTTTCTGCAGCTCTACTCGCTGCTTCGTGTGCAGCTTTACGTGTAAAAGAAAAGTAACCAATGCGTTTTGGATCAATACCCGCCTTCATAAAATCATCTACTAAATTTAATAGTGTTGTAGTTTTACCTGTACCTGGAGGACCTAAGATAATTGTTTTCATTAGAACGGCGACTCCTGATAAGTTACTTGGCTTACGTTTGGTTTATGTTCTTTCATTGCTTTTATTTTAACAACACGTGGAGTTTGATTTTTTAAATCCATTCTTATCTCTGCTTCAAATATATTTTCTAAACTTTTAATTAAATTACCGGTTCTTTGTATATCCATGTCCCAGTTATTCTTTTTAGCAAACGCATAAAAATCTCTCATTCTAAAATATGTATAACCTTCATCAGTCCATGCAGTTTTTAATAAAATATCTTCTTTAGTTCTTGCTTTAGCTCTATGTACAGTAAAGTCATATAATAAATTTTCTATTTGCTCTGTAGGGTTAAGAGATTCTAATGCTTCAATCTCAACTAAACCTGCCATTAAAGGTTTTAAGTACACCTCGCGCCAATCTTTTGCTTTTGGTATTGGTGTAATAACTTTTGCTTGCTTCATACAGACAATAGAAAATAAATTTGGGTTATGTAATTCTTCAGCTGTAAATACAACTCTTTTACCAGCTACATTTAAAAACCATTGTGGTGGATCAGAGTTTATAACTGTAAGTGTATCAAGTTCCGGCATCTGCTCTTCTTCAAAACCTACCCCAAACTTTTTTGTTCTACATTTTGCAGCATTACATACACCACAAATTGGCTGGTCTTTGCATCTGTATTTGTCGTAACCACGTTTACCTATAGACCCTAATAATTGTTTTACTTCTTGAAAACCTAATGGCGGATCCATATGTGTTTGATTATCTTCCATAACTTTGTCTTCCCAATTATCCGGGTTAGCTTGTTTTCTATAGACAGCTATATTAAATAAACCATTATTCCTGGAACCATCACCAAAACCATCCGCAGCTAATTTATTTAAACACGGTGGTCCGTCCTTAAAAGCTTCTTGTATTTTAACAACCTTGTCTTTTTGTACTACAATCTCTTGCACCTGCTCTTCCGTTAAAACTATTTCATTATAATATGTATAAAAATCTTCTAGTTTAATAGCATCACCGTTTTCATCCATGGCATAACGCAACCCACGAATACCACCGTGATAGGGTAAGTTTAAAAAGTTACCAGTGTCACCACGTTCTACTAGTATCTCAGTTTGTTTTGGAAATATTTCACTACCACCAAAGCCTAATGCTTCTGACATCATCTTTAGTTTCGCCTGCATTAGAACAGCAGGAATAAAATCTTTTGTAAATAAAAATAAATGTGCGCCACCAGATTTTGACCTAAACATTACTAAAGGAAAATTTTGCTCTTTAATACCAACCGCAATTTTTTTATGATCTAAACCAGTATATTCATCAACATCAATACAACCCCACTTACACTGATTGTTTTCATTAATAGGTATAACACCAAGGGCTGGATCCTTACCGTCTAAATGTTCTTGCCATAATTGATCCGGTATTGGTTCTTTTTTTATAAACGCTTTACCAACTGCTTTACCTTTGTCTGTGGTTTCTCCAGTTAAAATCAACTGACCATAAGCACTGTTGTTGCCTTCAAATATTTTTTTAAATTGATCCATACTCTTTCTGATATTCTTTCTGATACTGTCTTATTTTTTCTTGGTTTTTTTCTCTATACGCTTTTTGATATTCTCTAGATTTTCTTTTCTTATATTCTTTTCCCTCTGCGCTTTTTAAAAAAGCTTTAATAGTATTTTTTAATGACTTATTTTGTTTTCTAAGTGCATCTAAAGTTTTTTTCCTATAATATCGCATTTGATATATAGAATCTCTTGATCTTTTCATAGGATTCTCCGTAGACCTAGCCTCGGGGGAAGCTAGGTCTACAACATAGTTTAAAATGGTACTGAGTCGTTTGACTTCGATCCAGTTTCTTCTTCACTATGCTTCGTTTTCACATCACCGTCTCTAACCGATTCTGCAAAACTTTTTGCAGCCGCGTACAGACTCTTATCCTGTACAGGACCGACCTTAGCAATAGTCCAACCATACCAAGTTCCCTTGTCATTTGATTGTTCTACTGTTTTAAGGTTATACACGTGACTATATGAAGCCGGAGTAAACAAACCACTCTTTCCTTGTAGCTTGATACTATTCATCATTGAATTCCATGATCTACTAACTTTAAGTTGTGTAGATTTCATAGTAATCAATGCCGTCTGCATATCCTCTGTAAGCACATAATAAGATGCAGTGTTTTCAAGATAGTTACCATTAGGTAATCTGTCTTTATATCCTGCGTCTCTTGTAGCTTCTTTAATGATGCCACTGCTTACTGGGTGTATAGCAACCGGAGCAGATGTGCCCTGGCCTCTATCACTCCATTCAACATATTCCCTCTTGTAATAAGCTGGAATTATATTGATCCCCTTTTCCCCATCATATGCCTGCTTAGTCACGGTATTAAATATCATACCTGCTTCTGCGCCTTCGACATATTTAGCGTCCCGTTTATTTATCTCGGGTGATAGTTGTCCTAATACTCTTAGAAACGGTAGGGCCATATCTTCAGCACCCATGTTATCTAAACCTGTATTAGAATCTTCTTCAAACATACTCGCTAAAGCCATGCTTGTGTCTTCTTTTTTCTTTATTGCTTTTTCTTGTGTCATTATTCGTTCTCCTTGTTTCACGATTTCCGGCTAATTTTGGTTTGATCCTTCACAAAAGTGTGGAAGTAATCCGAGGGCATATCGAGGCCGGCCTCGATACGCTCTCTAAAGAGTGCTTTCAAAGTCATAGGTTCTACCTTCTGCTTCTGCGAAGGCTCAAAGCCTTCTTGCACTGCAAGTTCTAACAAATCGTTAGCCCTTGTATCTTCGCCCTTACCGAACTGAACAGCGACCTCATTTTTAATAAGGTCACCTAGTCCGTTGTTACGAAGCCATTCATACGCTGATTCGACCGAGTCTTTTTTTACAGTACAGCTATAGGCTTTTCTAACCTCTACACCACTACCGTCAGCGAGTTTCAAAGATGATAGCCCTTGCTCTGCTAGCAAATTAGGTATTATCTCTGAACTAATCTTGTCTGCTTTTTCTTTATATTCTTTTATTGTTGCTTCAAGTCTTTCTATTTCTTCTTCGTGTGCTTGTAGCTCTTGGCAATATGAAGCCAATGTTTGTATATCTGTTTTTTCTATCAGCTGTTGCTGATCATCTTCTAAATCGTCTAGTGTTAAATTACTCATTATTCTTCTTTCTGATATAAGTCTATGGTTAAGGGATAATACTTATACTCTTGTCTATCCCATTTCAAGAGATTAAATTGTCCATTGGTAGTATCACTTACTACTGCTGTGGATAACCCAATAATTGAAGGATCGCCCAAACATAAAATGTAATCGTCGGGTTTAAAATCCTGTAAATTTTTTTTCATCTTACGCACAAACGGTGCTGCACTATAAATAATGTTGTCTTGTTTTGGTAAACAAATAACTAAGTAACCAAACTCAGATGCACTTAATACATTTATATTAGGTGCAGGATGTTGTAGTACATAAACAAATTTTTCTTTAGGATTTTCTACTTTAAAAGCTAAAAAATCTGCTAAACTTCTAGGTTTATACAACTCAAATATTTTATTCTTCATTCTAAAACTTTCTTAAATTTTTTTCTTGAAATAAATATAGATATGTTTATATAATAAGTCAAGAAAGAATTTAAAAGAAAGTATAATTAATTATGATAGACCATTACAAGTACAAAACACAGCCCTATGAGCACCAAAAACTAGCTTTAAAAAAATCATGGGCTAGTAAAACTTTTGCTTTATTCATGGAAATGGGTACTGGTAAATCCAAGGTCCTCGTTGATAACATAGCTATGCTTTATGACAAAGGCGCGATCCGCGCTGCACTTATCATTGCCCCTAAAGGTGTATACAAAAACTGGGACAGTATAGAATTTCCGGTACACTTACCGGATCATGTTGAGCATACTAAAGTATTGTGGGAAGCAAACATTACTAAGAAAAAACAATTTGAGTTAGATACTTTATTTGATGGCAAAGATGATCTTAAGATATTGATAATGAACGTAGAAGCTTTTTCTACAAAAAAAGGCCTGGACTTTGCTAGAAGTTTCCTTAACATATTCCTAGGGAAAGCCCTTTTAGGAATCGACGAGTCAACGACAATCAAGAATCCGACAGCTAAACGTACAAAAAATATTTTACAAATAGGGAATCTAGCGTCGTATCGTAGAATTTTAACCGGCTCACCCGTTACCAAGTCTCCACTTGACTTATATAGTCAATGCGAGTTTTTAGATCCATACCATCTAGAGCATCAATCTTATTATAGTTTTCGTGCACGTTACGCAAATATGGTCAAGAGAAATTTTGGCGGTAGATCCGTACAACTTGTAACTAGCTATAGACGTTTAGATGAATTAGGTGCTAAGCTAGAGGGTTTTTCTTATCGTGTATTAAAAGAAGAATGTTTAGACCTGCCACCAAAAGTATTTACTAAACGTATTGTTGAGATGACTAAAGAACAGCAAGATGTTTATGCACAAATGAAACAAATGGCTATGGCTTTTACTGAAGATGGTAAAATAATGTCAACAGTAAATGTAATGACACAGCTAATGCGTCTACATCAAGTTACTTGTGGTCACTTCAAAGCTGACGATGGTACCGTTACGCATTTAAAAAACAATCGTGTACAGGCATTAATGGATTGTATTGAAGAAACTGAAGGTAAAGTAATTATTTGGGCAAATTACCGTGAAGACCTAAAATTTATAGTCGCTGAGCTAAAAAAAGCTTACGGAGAGGCCTCTACAGTCGAATATCACGGTGGGGTGGACCCTACCCATCGCCAGGAAGGAATTGCTCAGTTTCAGGACCTTAAGGGCCCTGCGCGCTTTTTCGTCGGAAATGCACAGACTGGAGGGTACGGAATTACCCTGACAGCAGCCAACACCGTTATTTACTATTCTAACAACTATGATCTAGAAAAAAGACTACAGTCAGAAGACCGAGCGCACCGTATCGGCCAGACTGGCAGCGTATTGTATATAGACTTAATAGTAGAAAAGAGTATAGATGAGAAAATAGTTAAAGCATTAAGGACAAAGGTAAACATTGCAAATGAAATTATGGGTGAAGATATTAAAGATTGGATCTAAAGCAAAATCGGGGAATAAGAAGTTCGGCCTTCTATTCGTTCTGCTTTCAACGTTTGTTTTCGCAAACTTCCCGTCGTACTAGAACAGTGTATCCAACCAGAGTTGGGATCAACACCGTCATAAAACTCTAGTATCAATTGATCAAACTCACAATTAGCCGCGATCCACGCTGCAAGCTCCTTGTTATCAATTCCATGAATCTCAAAGTCTGCTGCCTCACCCTTGGCATGTTGTGACTTAGCCGAAGAACCGATAGCCTCGCACAACGCTGGGCTTCTATAGCCTGAAGATATCATAACCGGTTTACCAAAATGCTCACGCACTGGTTGCAGGATAGTTTTCGCTAGGTGAATAAGATTCTCAATCTCCGCGGTGCCTGGTTCGTTGTCGATACCTTTGCGAGTTGCGGTCTGTGATTTAGTTAGCTCAGCTAATGTAAAATTGTTTGATAAGTTCATTTTTATGCTCTCTGTGGTGTTATTAAACCAAGTATTCCTGGTCCATTAAAAGGTTGTGCAGAACCAAAATTCGTGGTCAAATTTGGTTGCCCTGAATATTGGGACAATAAATTTTCTTGTTTATTTTGTTCATGACTTGGAAAGTATTGTTTAAATAAATCACCTATACCTTGAAGTAAATCATCATGCGAATGACTAGAGTTCATGGTCGGTGGTGGGGTTAATGGACTTGGCATCGGTGCAATCGGATTGTTAAAAGGGGTATTACCTCCTGGTAATGGAGTGGTAGGATCTTTAATGTTAAAGTCAGGTGTTCTTGGACCAAAATCATCAGGAAGAAAGTTAGTAATTTCAGACTTTCCAATGTCAAAGATATCGGTAGTGTCAATAACTTGAGTTTCAATTCCTTGTTGTGAAATATTCATAGAAGGATCACCGACTGTTCTTTCAGCTGGAAAAAAACCATCGTCGAATGGATTCATGGACGGTAACAAACCACCACCAGGAAGTCTTTTAGCCGGATCTCCTGTCATTCCATTTGGTCCAGCTGGCATCATGGTGCCCGGTCCCATTTGAGGATTTCTATTTGGGTTCATAACTGTTTCAAATTCACCAGCTTGATATCTTCTTGCAAATTCTGGATCGGTTTGCATCAACATATCTATTGGACTTGCATCCATTGATATTCTACCGGGATTTAAAGACTCATAAAATTTATCATTGTACATAACTCCGGAACCAGGTCGGTAACCATTATCAATAGCTTGCTGCATAGGGTCAACAAAAACTTGTTCTGCGGGGCTTTGCTGCGTAGCTTGTCTTCTTAATTGTTCTGTAGTTAAAGCCATTATAATAAATCCATTAGTGACATTAATCCACCCTCTGCTTTTTTAGGTCTAAATTTAATTATCTCTGCAGTGTCATCAGCAAAACGTAAATCAACAGGAATAGATGCTCCATACTCTGCATTAAAATAATCAAAAACTTCTTTAACTCTTTTTTTAGTAAAACCTTGAGGAGGTTTTGTTGCTAAAGTTATTTTTTCTATTTCATTTAATAATTTAGTGCGTTCACGTGGACTTAAACCTTTAAACATTTTAGCGTTTATACCTTTTGCACTGCCGTGCATACCCAACACTCCTATGTCTCTATACAAATCAAAAATGCCATCATAATTTTTTTGTTGAATTAAATTTCTGGTCATAACTTTAGTTGCATCGGTAAGACCAGTAAGATCTCTAGCCGCTTTAGTAGGTTTAATCATTGGTCGTACGCCTTGCGATGCTAGCTTAGCTGCTGCGCCCATACCTTTTAATGCACTCATTATACCCGTACCAATCATTATAACATTCCCATCAGTGTTTCTATAACCATTAATCCTACAGCCCCCACTGTAGATAAAACAACCCAATAGATCTTATCTATCTTACCGCCCAATTTTTCTACGTCAGCATGTACGTGTGAAATTTTGTCGTCCAGGTGTTTAAGATGGTTAGTTTTTATAATATCAATCTCACGTTCAACACCTTTGATGTGACCGTAAAGAGAAATAATATGTTCTCTATCATCCTCTGGTACTATGCCTTTTACTGTATCGTTCATATTAACTTCCAAATATTGTGTCGTTTGATCCAAATACTTTAGCACCTTTAACAGCAGTGTTAGTATTATTTGTTGCGCCACCTGTATTACTATTTAAACCTAAGTTCAATGTTGGTAATCTACTAGAAATACCTGCCGTTGACAATATTGTATTGTCTCCTGCAAACGGATTAGGGAAATCAGGTAAAGTATCACCAAACAATTTCAATTTACTGTATTGAGCTGCTAATCTTCTAATAGTATCTTTAGCTTTAGCAAAAGGACTAGTGTTACCTAACTCTCTAGCTTGATCTCTAAATGATTTTTCTATATTTTCTGACGGAATAAAAGGTTTAAATTCACCTGCAATAATTGATTTTAAAGCAGTATTAGATACACGGTCTTTAAACTCTCTTTTTAAAGCATCTTCTCTAGCACCTAAAATTAAAGCACCATAAAAATCTTTGGTCATATTTTTTTGCACTTGATATAAAGATTCATTAGCTAGTTTATATCTATCAATAATTTGTTCTGGTGTAACTACACCACCCTTTAACAACGGTGATGTAAACTCACGACGAGAATTATTAATCCCGGTTCTGTAATCAGCAATCTTATATTTCATGGTATTAACCGGATTAATTGCTACGGCTCTTAAACCTGCAATACCTGCAGCTTCTTTGGTAAAGTCATAGGTTTTACCGTATTCGTCCGGTTTTGCAAAAATAGAATTATACAATCTACTTACCGTACTAGCTGAACCTGGAGTTTGTGATTCAACTAAATGAAATAATCCTGTAGAAAATCTATCACCAAACGGAGTTTGTTCTGTATATAATCTTCTACCATCTTTAGTACGACCACCTCTTACAAAAATATCAGTTAGTGCTTGAGTCCAAATAGATTCACTAATAAAAGGTGAGCCAAGTTCTGTAGTAGATTCAACTACACCTTGCATTAAATCTTCCATAATTGTGTCGTTGTCAGTTCTACCATCTGCTACTGCATTCATAATAGTTTTAAACGGTCGTATCATGGTGTCATATGCATTAGCGTGAGAAAAATCTACATAAGTAAAATTACCGTCATCATCTTTCATAGGTATTAAAGTTGAGTTTTTAGACCAATCAGGAACAAATCTTCTTAGTGCATCCATTTCAATACCGCTTACATTATAGGCTGCTTTAAAAGCTTCAACTGTTCCGTATGGTAGTGCTACTGCAGTAGCACCAAAACCAGCCATACGTTGCATGCCCATAGATCTAAAAGGTTTTGTTTTTGTAATAGGGTCTACGTAATTAAATTCTTTTAATCCCTTACCAAGAATATTTATACTAGTTCTAATAATTTCAGCAGGGAAAGACACAAAGTTACCTATAGGTGCTTTTCTTAAATCTTTAATAAACTTAGAAACGTAATCATAGTTAGGTACATTGTTACGAACAATGTTTGCGGCAGCTTCATCTAAGTATTCGTCAGCATTTTTAAAAACCATACCTAAATCATTATCAGCAGATTTAGCAAAAACATTTGCGTCAATACCTGATTTTTTTAAAGCATCTTTAATACGTTTACGCTCTGCAGCAAATGTATACATTTTCCAAAAATCATCTTCAGCGGTATACAAATCAGTTGCGTATTCTTTTCCTTTGGCTAGTTTTTTACCTAAGTTTTGCATAACTTTATTAGTAAATTTAGTACTACCAAAATCTACATCATCAAGTAAATCTTCTAAATCACCTAACCTAGCGTTTTTGTTAACTACACCAAGACGTAGTAGTTCTCGGTATCTTTTGTTTGCAGCTTCACTACCTCTAGCACCCACTTGACTAAATGCACCCATTGCTTCATCAAGTGCTTCTTTGTTCATCAAAGGCATAATACCATTAGCTGAAGCAAACGCAGTTGCTGAAATTAAATTACGAAAATGTGTTACCGGAGATAAAACTGTTTTTGCTAACTGTGAAGTTGCTTTTGGATATAGAACAAAATTATTATAGAAACTAGTAAATATGTTATCTTTATCAAGAACAGTAGTCCAACCACTATTGACTCCTTCTAAAGCTTCTTGAATACCTTTGCTTGACCATCTACCGTTTAAAGGGTTAACAGCTTCAATATTTAATTTACCACCAGGGTTTGTTGCTAACATTTGTATAGCTTTTTCACCTACATTATTATCACCAAAAACAGCAGCGGCTTCTCGTCTAGTATTAAAAAGTTGTTTACCAGCCATGGTATCATAGAAGTCACCAAAGAATTCGTGTTTACGTCTAACCAAAGATAAATCACTTAAACTAGATAAAATAGTTGCACTTGGGTCTTGTACTTTACCAAATAAATCTTCAATAACTTTTCTTGGTGTTAATCCATTAACTAAAATATCTTCGCCGGCTTCACCAGCAACTTTGTTTAAAGGCAACAAAGGCTTAGTCCAGTCTTTAATAGCTATGTCTTTTAGAAAACCTGTTTCATCTTGTAGTAAAGGCACTGCTTCACCTTCAACTAAAAATTTATTTTGTTTTTTAGAAGATACTAGAATACGTTCTACTTCGTATGCCGCTTGTTCATCGCTTATTTCTTTACCTGTTCTTTTAAAAGATAATTGTTTAAATAATTCTTTTGCATTTGTAACTGCTTCAGCGGTAGGTTTAAAACCTTTTAACGCTTCACTATTTTTATTTCCAAAAATTCTGTAAGTGTCGTCAATATAATCTAAAGCTTTTGTTTCAAAAGCAGTTTTAAATCTAGCAAAACGGTTTAATGTATCATCCGCAGCTTCTTTAGTAGATTTACCAAACCTAAATACATTACTTGCAATATCAGTAAAAGATCTATCCATTGTTCGTCTAGCTCTTTGTAATATTCTAATAACTTCTTCTGGATCTTTTAATTTTGCTTTACGTAAAGCATTAAGGGAGTCAGTTGTCATATCACCTAAAGTAAAAGTAGCCCCTTCTGTTAAACCTTCTTTACCAACAATAGGCGTAACTGTAGGTCCATCAGCACTTGATACTAATGCATCATTAACAACTTTAGTAAGTGCGGTTCTTTCTTTTTGTACACCAATACCAAACTTCTGACCCATTTGTCCGTACAATGCATCTATTTCTTTGTCTAGTTGTCGTTGTAGTTCTTGAGCTTTATTGGCATCTGCAGATCTTCTACCAATCATTTCACGTTCCATTTCAAAAAACTCTTTAGTTTTTTTACCTTGTGGTGTCGTGTATTCTAAAATTTTATCAATCAAATCATTATTACGATTTAGATTATTACTTCTTTTTACAGCTTGTGAAATCGCGGTCCCCGTTCCACCAATAATGCCACCTAGAAATGCTGAGTCTAAACCAAATCTAACTCTATTCATCACGGTCCGCGCTGCATTATTCTCGTCGTTTTCAGCAAGTTGTGTTGGTCCTATGTTAAACGCATCTCCTAAAGTTCCAATACGTTCAGCATCCCCTACAAATATAGCATCACTTGCACCAACACCACCTACACCGCCAAGTGTTTGTAACATACGACCTTTATTAGTTAATGTTTTTTCTAAAGCACCTGCGGTATTTTTAGTAAACTTGTAAAGTGTGCCTGCTTCTTTAGCTTCAATAGCAGTTCGTGCCATTCTTGAACCAGCTTTAAATGCAGCAGTGCCTGGTATACCCAAGTTAGTCATAATACGAGTAATTTTACCAGCAGTAGTCGCTTCAGCTCTTTCGTCTAAGGTTGTTAAATTATCAAACCACATTTCAATATCAGCTGCAGTATCTGTACCCGCACCTAAATCCATTAAAGATGCTCCTAAACTAAATGCGCCTCTAGGTATATCTAGAATACCTGCACCAATTCCCGATAAGATTGATTCAAACATTCCAACTCTGCTATTACCAGAACTACTAGTTGGTTGATAAACTTTACCCCCAGGAGCTAAATAAACGCGACCGCCTGTTTTTAGTCTAGCCCTACCGCCGTTACTAAAACTACTAGTCATTCGTTTTATAATTCTATCAATAGCTTCTTTTTCTGATAATATTTCACCGTCAAGTTCTAAAGCTTTTGTTATTTCTTCTTCAATATCACTAGGGTTAACGCTACCGCCCGAAAAAAAACCAGCTCGGCCACCTTCAGCTCTTTTAGATAAAGGTGTTCTAGTATAGGTGTCTGGTTGAAATTTAGTTTTAATAAAATGTTCTGATCCTCCCGGCATCATTTTATATTCTTTGTGTACATTTTCTAAACCAAGTTTTTTTATAGTGTTTAAAAAATTTGTTGGTTGACCAATTGTACCATAAGCTTCATCAATATATACATTTAAACCAACTTCGTCTAAATAACTAGATAAATCATTTTTTGCTTTTATAAAAGCGTCATCTGTAGAACCATAATTGTTTTTTAAAAAACTAGAAATTGATTGTTCTTGACCTTGATTAAAATTACCAGTTGATAATAATTTATTTTTAGGCTGCATTATAGTTTTATACTGTTCACTTTTAATAGGCACTATATCATAAACGTCAAATATTTTTCCTTCTTTAGCTTTTGCTATTAATTTTTTGTTAGTTAAATAGTTTCCTTTGTCAAAAGTTATTTTACCACTTTTTTTATCTACTTTTGCATTTAACATTTTTTTAATAGCTGGGTACTTTAGTATTTCATCAGGGTTAGTTTTAAAATATTGATTAAAAAAAAACTTAGTGTTGTTTATTTCATCTAATTCTTTTGCGCCTAATTCGTCTACATATTTTAAACCTTCTAGCATTCGTTCTTTTCTTACTGTGAAACTTAATAAAGGATTAGCTTCATAAATTTGATCACCAGCTTTATTCAAAAGCGCCGGATGTATTCTTGCTTTGTTGTCTGCTCTAAGCAGTGTTTTTAAATAATCTTTTCTAGGATTAACATTTTTTGTAGTTTTTAATTTTGAAAAAGCTTGTAATGTTTTAGGTTCATTAAAAATTCTTCTTAACGTGCTTTGATCAATGTCAAATTTTCTACTTATTTTACCAAGACTAAGTGGTAAAACTTTGCCAGCGTGCATATCATCTACATATTTAACTGCTTGTACAAAACTAGGGTTATTCAATTGTACATTATTTGGATTAATTCTTTGACCTAGATTAGCGCTAGTTTTAGTTACAAGGTCTGAGGGTTTGGGTATAGTTAAACCTATAAATTTTTTAAGGTTATCAACTTCTTTTATAGTGCCATAATTTTTTGCGCTATCACCTGTTGGGTTTAATCTTGAAATACCTCTAGTAAAATTATTATTAATTTTTTGATTAGGCGTGTCTATACGAAGTTTAGAACCATTAGCTAATGTTTGAAACCTAGTGCCTTTAGTTAAGGCAATAGATGTTGTTGGGTGTTCTTTTAAAAATTTATAAAAACCTAATACGTTAGGATTTATATAAGCATTTTTTTTATTTTGAAATTGTTCAGAAAAAAGATTTAATAGTTTGGTAGGATTTTTTTCTGCTTGACCACCAGGAGCACCGTATTTATTTTTATAACCTTTATAGGCAGCGTTAATGGCTGTTTTTGTTAATTTAATACCTTTTGGTAAATTAGATAATAACATACTAAGACCTATGTCTCTGCGTAGGCTGCTGCTTCTTCATATCTATTAAAGGATTGTACTTGGCCTGAAGAATTTTTTACAACATACAAATCACCTGATGCGTTTTTAACATCAGTATAAACTTTACCAACTTCCATTAATTCAACATCTAAATTATCTTTATTATCGTATTTGGGTTTAGCAACATCTTCATTTTGATCGAGAGCATTTAACAAACGACGTGCTTCCATAGCTGAATCAACCGAACCATCAGCAACAAGTTTTCTAATAGCATTCTCATCAGCCATATCTTGGGCAATTTCTTGTTCAATAACTGTGCCGGTAATTTGCTGTTTTAGTTGTTTATCTGCTTCAAGTTCTGCGTTTACAGAAGTTCCTGCAGCTGTTAAAGCTTTAGCATATTCACCTTCTGCAACAAATGGTGCTGCCTGTAGAAAAGCATTACTTACAACACCCATATCAAAGTTAGCACCTCCGCCCATAGCTTTATACATCATTTCAGCACGTTTCTCTGCGTCACTCTTCATGTCTTTGTAAACTGTTTCTTCGTCTTTAATAACTTTTTCTGGTGTTGGTGCTTCTGCTGTTCTTTTACCACCTGCTATCATTTCATATAAACCTTTCGGATCTTCTACTCCAAATGCTTTTTGTCCGTATATATTAGCCGCATTAAATAAATTAAAATCTGCTGATCCTCCAATAAGGGTTTTTAATGTTTTTGTAGCAGGATTATCATTTTCTTCTATTGGATTAATAAGCCCTGCTCTTTGTAAAGCTGCTTGCCCCATACCTGCACCCATAAGCCCTGCACCAGTAGGCATTGCCCCAAGTTGTGCGGCTCTTAAAGCTTGTCTGGCTCTATCTGCAGAAGTAAAAGCTCTTTCTCCTGTTCTTCTTGTAACATATCTACCTGCAGCACCTGTTCCGGTTTCCGTAATTGTTTTCCCAGCGCGACCTGATCCAGTACCTTTAATATATTTACCAAACATATTTCCAGAACCTTTTATATTTCCCATAATACCTTTACCACCTGAAAATAAATTCTTAGCTGCTTTATAAGTAGTACCTAGTGCACCTTCTCCACCACCTTTAAAAGGATTTAAATTTTTACCAAGACCATATAAACCTTTACCGGCTTGTAAAAACAAATTATGCGCTTCTCTAACTTGACCGTCTGGACCTATTTTTTTATTAGCGTTATTACCCACACCATAACTTGCTTGAACATTACCACCTTTATTATATTTTAATCTAGAAGTAAGACCAACGCCGTGAGATTTACTAACCTCGCCACCTAGTTTAAACATTTTTCTTCTTAACGTATTACTCATCTATTTTTACTCATCTACTTTGATTCATTGAAAAAGCGGCAAAAGGATTTGGCTGTGGCTGCATCATATTCGCGATCCCCGTTGCTAGGCCAATTCCACCTGTTAATAGACCTAAGATACCAGCTGTTGGGCTAGTGCCAGCTTGAGGGTTAGCAGAGTATTGTGCTTGACCATACCCACCTTTTAGTCCAGTTAATTGATTACCCATAAAACTTAATCTTTCATATGGCTCGTAAGCTATTTGTCTTCTAGCTTGTCTAGTTGTGTCAAGCAATGTTTGCGCTTGCGCTTGTTGCTGTGCACCTAGTTGACCAATACCACCAATTGATTGTGCAGCTAAAGTTGGTTGTAATGTTGCTAAACCTTGTTGCATTTGAGATTGTGCACCTAGGTTTGATAATTGATTTTGCAATTGGCCTGCTTGTGCTTGACCAGTTGCTAATTGATTTTGTTGTGCTTGTGAATATAAACCTTGGTTCTGCTGTGCTTGTTGCATTGCTTGCGTACCCATACCCATTTGTTGTTGGTATGCTTGCGCTGCTGCTTGCTGCGCTTGACTAAACCCTTGTTGTCTTAATTGTGCTGCAGCCAATGCTGAACCTAATGCACCAGAAGAAGCTAATTGACCTTCAGCTACACCGAATCTACCACCACCAAAAGCATTACCGGCACTAGCACCAAGTTGCGCTTGTTGCTGCGCTAATTGATTTGCCATGTCAGCTTGTGTCGCGTCAATAATTTCTTGTTGATACGGTGACATAAACTGTGAATAAGCATTTGGTCCTACATAACCTTGTGCTGCTGCTGTATAAGGATCACTTGCACCTTGCCCTGCAGTTGCTGCTTGTCCAGCTAAATCTCCATAATTAGCTGCGCTAGCAATAGCATCTGCACTTGGAGCCGCTGCTGCGGTGCCGTCTGGGTTTAATAATAAATTTTGTGCTGCACCACTAGCAGTAGTTGCATTGTCTAAATATTGTTGGTACCCAGCAATTCCTGCTGCGTCTGCTGGTAATTCAAATGAATTAGTTTTTGAATTATAAGTTAAATTTTGATTTGCACCTAACGCACCTGATTGGCGTAGCTGTGCTTCCATTGCTGCTTGTTGTATTTTATTTTGTTCAGCAACTTCTGGAACTAGTTTTTCTTGTGGTACTGCAGTATTACCTGCAGTTGCTAAATCTTCAGCAAAAGAACCAACTAATGCTTCATAGTAAGGCGAGCCTTCGGTTACTGATATTGACTCAGAAGGTAAATCAGCCCGTGCATCTTGAATAGCTTGTAAGTACGCTGCATAACCACCATCGTCAAAACCAATACGACCACCGGTTGCATATTCATTAGCACCTAAAAAATTTTCCATAGCTTCTTTAGCTAGTTTTATCGCTTCTTGTTCTGAATAACCTTCTTCTAGAAATTCATAATAAGCGTTATTATATACGTCTTTATAATCTGACATTATGCTTGTGCCTCTAAAGTGTTCATAAGATCATACATTCGTTGTGCTCCGTCTTCAATATTCCCGTCCCCCGCTGCACGTACCGCGTCAGCGGTCATTACAAATTCATTTTTAGATAACATTGCTGGTACGTCATCAGCACGTTCTGGTCCACCCATAGGGATAAATCCACCAGACTCTCTGTAATCTAATTCCATTCCTGACGGTACACCAGGAGCTTGCATTGCACCCATTATACCACCATTATTTTTATTTTCACGTCTTTGTTTCCATTCAGCAAAAGAAATATCTTCGCCAGTTACAATTTTTTCTTGTATGTAAGCTGAGTAATCATCCATACCACCGTCCGCCGTACCACCGTTTGCTAAATTATTTGCAAAGGGATCATATTGATTAGCCATAGCAATTGCAGCTAAAACTTGGTTATCGTCAACAGCACGACTACCTAGAACTCCTGTTTGAGTTCCTTTATATCCAGAGGTTGGACCCTCTGCATTTGATAAACTTTTTACACCTGTATTAAAATAATTTTCTCTAGCAATATTGTTTTTAGGTAGAGATTGCATATAAGCATTATACATTTCTGTTTGTCCTTTACCTTGAGGTAACATTGTAGCTGGATTATATTGATCTTTCTTTACTGGTTTAGGTGCTCCACCTCCTCCAGGATCACCACCACCTTTTAAAGGTACGCGGCCACCATTTGCAAAGTCAAAGCCATAACTAAACTCAACTTCTTTTTTAAACGGATTACCGTCAATTGTTAAGGTACCTGGACCAACATCAAATTCATTAAAAGCATTATCATCTTCATCATCTATGTTGCCATAATCAATCGCATTTGGATCAACGTAAGCTGGATCAAAAAGACTTACGTTTGGTTTAAAATTCATACTTTCGTTAATGATATCTTTAACTATTGATTTTTCCTTACCACTACCACTTAAATCTGTGTTTGTGTTTGTAGTTGTGTTTGCTGGTCCAGAAATATCAGCTATATTCGGTTTATTTCCACCTTGTCCACCACTATTATTACTACTACTATTTTCTCTTTGATGTCCTTCTCGAGCATTTCTTTCACCTGGTGACATACCACCCTTATATAACTGTGCTCTACCACCATTAGCTGCTAAAAAACTTGACTTTAAAAAATCTGGAACGTTACCTGAGCCATATAAATCTTCTAGTGTGTATTCTCGATTAGCTAGATAATCTGCTAGACCACTCGTTGCATTTTTATAAGCGTCTATATATCCTTGATCTCTTTCTTGGTCTTCTTCAAACTTTAATTGTTTTTTACCTGCATAATCACCAGTAGCCATTGAACCACCAGACCCTCCTACTGCCAGTGCGTAAGGCATATTAAAACCAGGATTATTAATTGCAGTTCCAAATGGTTGTACAAAAGCGTTGTTAAAAACACGGCTGTTAGCAAGTTGGTTAGCAAAACCTGCTTGATTAGCCATTGTATTTGCAGCGCTTAAAGAAGGGTTTAATTTAGCAGCGGCTTCAGCTGCTGTTTGTGCAGTGGCAAGTTGTGTAGCGTTCAGACCTTCAGTAGCTCCTGCTACATTTCCTAAAGCATCTAGATACTTTCCACCTTCACCTGCAGCTGAAGCTGCAAGTTGATTAGCATTAGCAGCATTAGCAGCATTCATAGAAGCAAAAGAACCAAGACCAGCTAAAGCTTGATTAGCTAAATTAATTTTTCCAGTTTGTCTTGCAGAACCTGCAGCGGTTAATAATTGTGGTAATGCAAATTTCATCAAAGGAGTAAGACCTTGCATGCCTGGAATAGCCATAGCTATAAAAGGTAGGATAGGCGCAATTTCTTTTGGCGTAATTTTTCTTAGCGTTCTAGCAAATTTTTTCTTTAGTGAACCCATTACAGCATATATTCCTTAGTAGTGATTTGCATATGATTTCTAACAAGTCCATTAGGATCAATACGTAACCACTGTACTTTTTTACCAATGCCTAATAAATGTGTGAAAAATGTTTTATAAAAATTCATAGCTTCTTTGTGTTTCTTTAAAAAAATGGAGTCGATACACCATGCTCTATCTCCACTGTTCCAATCATAAAATCCTAGTTCCCTAGTTTCTAAAAATCTTTTTTCTGTGTCTTCATTTAAAAAGGCCCAGTTGCGAAATCCGTAAATCTCGTCTTCGTCTTTATGGACTCTATATTGTCCTAATGCAATTGAAGGGTATATATGGTAATAAATTTCTTTGATAGAATGATTATTCCACAAAGGGTAATGAACTTTATAGAGTTCCATAATGTCTAACACATCATCCATATATTACCGCAAGGTGGTTAGTCTTGTTTATTCACCGGTTCCAGAACCTAAAGGTATCTGAATAACTTTTACCAGTATATCTTTAGCTTTGTGGACTGCCCAAGGCTCGCCACAATTGCTACATAGACCAGTTGCTTCTTCGTCTGAATCTACCTCATTTCCACAATTTTTGCAATAGATTCTATGATGTACTTCAGGTTTTAGCATGGGTACTTGTTTTCCCTCTATGGTCTGATATCCGATAATTTCTGAGTCTTGTATTTTTTTCATTAAGATATCTCCAATACTGATACTATTATATCCATTCCCGTAGCTGAAGCTGTAGCTTTTAAAACATCACTATTTTCTAATACCAACGGTTTTTCTAATAATTCTACCGCAGTGTTACTAGCAATAGATAAAGCATTAATTATCGTTACGTCGGCACTAAGACTAGCATCGGTATTAACTAGGGTTAATGTTAACGCACCACCGCTTTTATTACAAGCTCTTATAGAGCTTACTAAAGCTTGTACTGGTTTTTGTTTTGGTATGGTGTCAGCATTTGCAGTAGGCACTGTATAAACTACTGTTTGATTGTTATTCGTAAGTATTACACTTCTATTTTTATAAACATCACTCATGATAAAAACCAAGTCCTTGCTGTTAATTCTTCACGTAAGTCTTGTTGGTACGTAAAATTTAACTGTTCAATAATATTTTCTAATTCTCTAATTAAAATATCTTGCTGTTGTCGATCAAACGTTTCGTTCGGTAAAGGTAGTCTAGTTACATTAATTCTTGCCATTATCTTCTTCCATCTGTTTTAATATCTAATCTAATTGTTCCAAATCTCCAATCATCGTTTAAAGCAGTTGTAGCTATATTTATATTGGCTTGTCGGCCTCTGCCCCTAACCGAAAAAAACTTAGTGGTTGGTGTAACTGTAGAAGTAAAAGTTCTGGTATTGGTACTAGCAGGGTAATTAGCAAAAGTTATTTTAAAATTATTACTACCAACTAATTCTTTAAAATCAGGTATAACTCTAGAACATAATAAAACGTCTTCACCGTCTTGAATATCAAAATCTCCAGAAGTTATTTGGCAAGGCATTGCTGACCCATCATCATCTTTACCCACTTCATGTGCATACATTAAACTTGATCCAGCAGTTACGCCCATAATTGTTTCGTTGTTTGGTAACACAGTTGGGTTATACTTAGGTGCATAGGGTGCACTGTAAACACCGCGATCAATCCAAGCAGTTCTAGCAAAGCCAGTATTATTATACCAAACATTTTCTAAATAATTGTAAGTAACAGATCGGTCTAAAAAAGTTGAACCATTACTTGGATAAAACCATGTTACTTCGTTAAAGTCGGTATTAACCGCTGCTGCTACTTGTCCTTGCGCGGTTTCATCAATATTATCAAATACAAAATCTTGTACCGAACAATCTAATTTTTTGATAGCACCATCAAACATATAGAAGGCTGTTTGCGACATCCAAAAAGTTACACCATTAACATCAACCACAGAGTTAGGAGACACTGCTCCACAGTTTGCACCTACTTGTTGTAAACCAAAAATAAAAGGTGGACCAATATTATTTAAGGCGTGTAACGCAGTATCAGTCCAAACTAAAATTGAACCCCTAGACCTAACTGCTGACACGATTCTTGATCCATCTTGTATTCTAAAAGTACCGGCAGAGTTAGTTGAAGCTGGTGCCCATTCACTAGGGTTTTCTTGAGAAGAAAATCTAAGAAATAAATCATCACGAGTGTTAGAACTACCGATAGTAGTTTCAGTGCCAAATAAAAATACGTGACGATCTGGAGAAGATACTAATAAAAATCTATTACTGGTTGGTGCACCACTAATAGCCGCGGCCCGCGTTCCGGTGCCCACTGATAAATCCCATTTGTATAATTTTTCATTATTACGAATAGCAAGTAAATCTTCACCGAATGTATCCAATGACCAGTAGGTAGCGTCTAATGCTACAGTAGAAGTAGAACTTGGTTTGTTCCATTGTCTATTACCATTCCAAGCACCAACACCCCAACCAAAACCAAATGTAGACACATTAGTACCTACCGAAATCAAAGCATCTAAATTGCCGGAACCCCCGCCCCCGGATACTGAACCGGTAGCATTGGAAGTATGAGTAACAGTAAACGCATTACTATTAGTAACAGTAGTTACCTCAAACTCATTATTCATATCAAGGCCACCAACAGCTGAAAAGTTTTTAAATATGACAAAATCACCAACCACGAAACCGTGACTGTTATCAGCTACTGAAACAGTAGGTGAACCAGAAGTGGTAGTAAATGGATTAGTAAGACCTAGGTTATCTCTGCGTAACGGCGTGATATCAAAAAATACACCTTCAGAATAAATGTATAATTTCCTGTCTGTGCCTAAAGCTACGTAACGTACTCCAGCATTAGATACCCACGCTTTTATACCTCTGACTACACCACAGATATTTGAATTAACAACTTTTTCCCAACCACCTATTTTTTCTGGTAGTCCGGTTCTAAATCTAACATTAGTTGCGTCAACCCAACGACCTTCAGCACCATAAGTGGAAGTTTGTTTATCTATGCCTGGTTGAAATGTTGCTTTAGCTAATGCCATAATTAACCTTTTGGATATTTATCTTTAACTGCTTTTATAGTTGCTTTCCAACCGTCAATACCATTGTGGTAGATATCATCTAATTGGTCTACTATATTTGGATACTCTGCAGCTCTTTTATTTATATAAGATAGTTCTGTTTGTTTTGCTAGAATATCTGTTTTAGAAATTGGCGTTCCTGAATGCCAAGTAATTTGATCTATATCTTCATCTTTAATAGTTACATCTGCTGAAGGATTAATTGCTAAAATTGCTGTTATTATATTTGACATATTATGCTCCTATCTCATCAATGCGCCAAGTTGTAATTAAATCTACTATGTTACCTCCAGGAGTACCGTTGGTTCCAGAGCCTTGAAGCCAATAAACTGTAGATGTATTAAAACCTACACCAAAGCGTACTGCATAATCTATTTGACTAGTTCCTCCTGCAGATTCTTTGCCTTGTAAAAGTTGAGGAGTTAAATGACCGTTGTCTCCTTGACAGAGTGCGCTACTACCAATTCTAGTACCGTCGCTTCTAAAAATACTAGTGATAGTAAAAGACCTACCGTCTTGACCGCCAGTATAAAAATTTAAAGTATGTATCAAAGTGCTACTAGCAGCAGTTGGAGTAAAAGATCTAGTCATAACTTCAATACCTTCTGAACTTGTTGGTTCTGTACCGTCAGTAGGTATTTGAGTAGTGGTTGTAAAAGTTGATGTTGATGTTGCTGTTTCAGATTTTAATAGTTTACCAAGACCACCAGGTAATCTTGCAGAAGCAATTGTTCCAGATGAAATGTTAGATGCATTTAAAGAAGTTAAAGCAGAGCCATCACCAGTTACTGTGGTTGCGGCCACCACTCCGGAAACTGTCACCCCCGAAGCACTCGTAACTAACTTTTGCGTATTATCGTGACGTAGGCCAACAGCTCCATTAACAGATGCATCTAGATAAATTTCGTCAGTAGATGATGTCAGTTTCAAATCATTACTTTTTATAAAACCTGTAGTACCGTCTGAAAGTATGTCGATATCTTGTCCAGCTCCAATATAAAGATGGTCGTTATCACCAAGTGAAATATTATTATTAGTTGACAAGGCCCCTGTTAAAGCGCCACCAGATAAATTTAATTTAGCATTAAATTGTGTTTGGATATCTGACGTAACACCATCAAGATGTTCAAACTCAGTATTGTTAACCGAGCCGTCAGCAATCTTACTTGCATCAGGTACCGGTGTGTTATATCTTCTTGATTCGTATGTTGCCATTATGCTGTCCTTTTCCACATATAAACTACAATATAGGGTGGCACATTATTGTGTGCACTTCCACCAGATGTTCCTAATTCTTGCGCCGAGCCACCAGTAATCAATGCACCCTTACCACTATTAGCACTTGATGTACGAGTTTGACGATCAATACTATTACCACTAACACGACCACTTGATGCGCCATTTGACCATGCAGCATCATCACCACCTTGGTATTCAGATACATATAAACTATGTGTATGTTCTGGTATTTGACTCGCACTAAGCGTAACTGTTTTAGCACCCCCAGTTTCTTGACCTGTATTAAAATCACTATCGCCACTATCTTGACTAACTAACATTCTGCCTTCACCAAATCTTGCCCAAGTTCCAAAACCTAACAATGTGTTTGGATTATCTGATAAAATATTCATATAAATGGAGCCGACCGGGTAAACATTATTTTGTTCTAGAAAAGAAGAACTACTATTAATAGTTAAAAAAGTTGCATTATCTGCTTGGTTTTTAAACTGTACTGTGTCTGCAGATACTTTTAAAACTCCCGTATCATTTTGTATCATGCTATTAGTACCATCATGTGCTAACGTTAAATCACTACCATCGCCAATTCTTACTTCATCGTTATCTCCAAGAGATAAATTACCGGTCAAGGTACCACCGGCAAGTGGGAGTTTACTAGTAAGTTGGGTTTGTATATCTGAAGTAACTCCGTCTAAGTGTTCAAACTCAGTATTATTTACTGAACCATCTGCTATCTTACTAGCGTCAGGTACCGGAGTATTATAACGTCTCGATTCATATGTTGCCATATTACTTCTCCGTTATTTTCCAGCCGTAGGTTGCTCCTGTGTATACTAAAGTAAAGCCGGCACCTTCGGTTGAAACTGTTCCGTTTGCACTTGCTCCAAAAATCTTTAAACTGTTTGGATTTAGTGTTAGTGCTGCAGTATCAAAATTATCTGCAATATCTAAAAAAGAAATTTGATCACCAGTTGCTGGTGCGGCTGGTAGAGTTAAAGTTATTGCATTAGATGAAGTATTAACAAATATTTTTTCACCACTAAACACATTATCTGTTGCTGCTGTGATTGTTCGCCAACTTGATGCGCTGTTACCACCAGAATTTATAGTAAACCAATTAACACCGTTAGTTGCTAATATAGCACGTCCACCTGGCGCAATAATTTCAGATGAATTACCACCTTCTAATTTAAATTGTATTGTACCTGAACCAGTACCATCATTAATAACAATATAGATTCTATCGTATTGCGCACCATTTACTAATGGTTGTTGAATAATTTTTGCTGTAGTAAAGGTATGAAACCTAATTGCTGCTTGTCTAACTTCATTGTTAGCTTGTGTTACCGGACCTTGCGCCGAAGCTAAAGTATAAGTACCACCTGTTCCTGATAAACTTTTGTCGTAAACTGCTGAAATTGCTTCGTCAAAAATATTAGTAAAGTTATTATTAGTAGTATCTCCCCAAGAGTTTGCTTGTTCTCCTGATCCAATGAGTTCTGTTCTTAACCTATTTGAATAACTTGATGCCATATTATGCTACCTTTTGCGCTGGGTCTATTTCCCCAGCTCCTGTTGTTGAAACGTCGGTCCAACTAGACCCTCCGCTTCCTGTTGTTGAAACGTCGGTCCACGAATTACCACCTGTAGTTGTATCATCAACGGCACTCCATGTAAAGACAGATAATGGATTTACTATTACAGGTATAAGCTCACCTGTAAGCGCTATTACAGGAGAAAGAGTAATACTAACACTATTTACGCTTGTAGTTAAACTCTGACCTGTAATTATTGGAACAAGTTTTGGTGGTACAGAATTAACTGATAAGCTTGCGCTTACTCCAGATACAGCAACGGTAGAACTGGTTAAAGGTATAACTGTGCCAACAGCAGATGTAAGAGAATTACCTGCAATAGCCTTAACGACTTTTTGTGTTGTTGTTCCTGCAGATAAACTAGATGAAGTTCCTGTAACAGCGATAGTGTGTCCTGAAGATAACGAAACTGTACCGACTGCAGAAGTAATAGAATTACCTGCAATAGTTGGGGCAAGTTTTTCTGTAACTGCACCTAAAGTTACAGTAGAAGACGTTCCTGTAATAGAAACATTCGCATTACCAACTAAAGAAACATTATTTGTTGATAAAGTAGAAGACGTTCCTGTAACTGTTTTAACCGCAGAACCCGTTGCAGTGGCTGTTCCGACAGCTGAGTTAACTTGTACCCCTGTAATTGCTTCGTGTATTCTAATTAAATTAGTTGTTGTTCCTACAGATAAAGTAGATGAAGTTCCTGTTACACTAACCGTTA